ACTTACCTATTGCTATTGCTTGCTCTTTCATTTGTTGCTCCTAAATGCCCTTTAGGATTTGTCTTACTCTAAACCTAAACTAGAGATTAGGGCCTTAGCCTTGGTTGGTGTCACCTCTACCTCGAAGTGCATATCGTCCGGCCGTGTCTTAAAATCGCCGCCCCACTTGAGGCCGTATTTTTTGGCGAGCGCACGGATCATAGGTATTTTCTCAGCTGGGAAAGTGCCAGCTTTGCCGAGAGGATGCTTTGTAGCATTAAGATCGATAGCCGTGCCGGATGAGTGACAAGAGAGTTTAGTCGGGTTGCCTCTAACCATCCTGTAGGCATAGCCCCAATCGTCAAAAGTGCCCTCGTCTATTGGCTCGATCAGCTCGTGAAACTCAGCGGCAAAAGCGGCCAAGAGTGGGCCCACACTCTCGGCACACTTTAGCTTCCGATCAGTACCCTTTACAGGGTATGACTTTATTTTTATCTCGGCCTGATCTTTAGATGCCGGATAGCCGTTATAGCTAGTCTCCATCGGTCAAAATACTAGGGTTTAGCGTTAAAACCTCGTCATCTGTCATAACTCTTTCGGTAATTTCGTGGGTTTCTGTGTTATGAATTGTAATAATTGGATTTGACATTATTTGACTCCCCATAGTGTGTAAGTGCCGCCTGTAAAATTGCCACCACTAGGCAACATTGTTAAGCTAGTTATGGCAGCCGCTTGATTATAGGCTAAAGTCGAATTGAGATAGGAATCGCCATTAGCACCGTCAAAAGTTAAGGCAATACCATTTCCCAATTTGTATCCTGTAGTTTTTGTGTAATTAAATAAGTCAATAATGATTGTGCCGTTATTTGTTGAGTTTTGTTGTCCCGGGCTTACTTGCCAACCGGTTGAATTAAAGGTAAAACTTGCGGATCCAACCGTGCCAGCAAAATAACGATTGGCACCACTATCGCCATTTACTCTGATAAAAAAAGTAGCGTTATTTGTGGCTGGCTGGAAATTGCTAATTGCTAATTGTAAATGTGTATAACTTCCGCTAATACTTGATAAGACAACAGAGGCACCGGAAAGTGTCCCGCTAGCTAAAGAGGTCATGCCGCCTGATGTTGCCGTAGCCCATGCTAAACCTGTTGCAGCTGTTGAGTCTGCCGTTAGCACTTGTCCATTTGTACCCACCGGTAAACGTGCAAAAGTATCGGCACCTGTCCCGGATACTAAATCACCTTTAGCATCAATAGCTGTTGCCATTGAATTAGTAACGGTTACGGTACCTGAGGTGCCTCCGCCCGATATTCCTATCCCAGCTGTAACGCCTGTAATATCTCCAGCTGCATCCGTTACCCAAATAAAATCCATATCGGTATTAGAGTTTTTGCTTAATACCTGTCCAGTAGTACCGCCTTTAAGATCAAGTAAAGAGGCATCGATTGAGTCACCTAGTGCCTCAATAGCCGTAGCTCCATCTTTAACTAGGTCGGTACTCGTAGGTACCGGCCAACCAAAATTAGGGGTAGTAGTTGCCATTACGTTAAACCTCCAAATGCGTTTTCCCACTCAAGTGTAGCGTTTACACCTGTCCAAATCAGGTTAGCCGGGCTTACCGTATTCCATTGTGGCGCGACTAGAGAGAAATCTGTAGGGCTTAAAGTCAGGGTCATATCAACATATGCCGGAGTCGCCTTAATAGCAAAACCCTCTATAAAGCCGTTGAATGAGCCGTTAAACATATTGATCGGTAGATCGTTAATAATCATTGGCTGGCCAAAAAATACGTCTATCAGCTTATTACGCTCAGCATCGGGTAAATTATTGCTATCTAGTCTAAAAGTGAGGCTTTGTAATTGCTCACGTGGGATAGCTCTTAGGCCAAGATCGCGAGCCATTACCGTATTAACATCGGCCAAATTGTGCAGGTTAGAGGTTACGTCTCTTTGATAGCGGCCGTAAGTGGCCACCGAGTCATTATCTACAGCTGAGGCGGTATTGGCGTAGTTATTGCCGTACTTAAACACTAGCGAGTTACGGATCTTGCCTATCTGTAAAATAGATTTAATACTTGAGGGAGTGGCGTAATTGGCTGAGATCGTTGTATAGCCGTTAGCCGATAGGTAAGTCGTACGGTGGTCGGCATCGGCATAACAGACTCGTCCGGCCTTATCCTCGTAGAGCTGGCCTAAGCCGCTTTGTGCAATTTGAGCGCATAAGTTATAGCTACTGTATGGATCGGCAGCTCGTGAAATCATCTCGTATAGGCCAGGCTGATCGATCTCGCCAAGTCCTACGTTTTCTGCATTAGCCCACGTTGTAGTCGGATCGTAGTCTTGCCATTGTAAAGCTGGGGCTACCTCATTCCAAGAGTTAATAAGTAACTCGTTAAGTATGTCGTATATCTGATTGCCGTCCTCGTCCTTAGCCAAGGCATCGGGAAAGAGAGCCTTAGTTAATTTAGCCAAGGATCCAACGGCCAATATATTACCGATTGTTACAAAGCCTGTTTCCTCCGGAGATCGTACAGAGATACCAAAATCCGATACGGCCCCGCCAAATACAGGGATATAAGTGCCAGCGCTGTTTTTCAATTCAAGGGTCAAAACATCGGTGACGTCTATATCAAAAGCCGAGTTATTAGTATTGACGATTTCTAAACGTGCATAGCCGGCGTTGCATTGGAGATCAATATCATCTCGACCTGTTGCCATTGTTACGCTCAGTACGGTGTCGTAAACGGTCGTACCGATTGTAATTCTCCACTCCGGTAGCCATGTCATAGCTGCACGTAAACTCCAGAGTCTCGATTAGTAGAGGTACCGCGATAGGTAGATTGGTTAAGAGCATCGGCTACAGCTCGAGCAATAGCCTCAGGATCACCGATACCCGCCTCGATAGTAATATTTACGTTACTACCGCCTCCGGAGTAGCCCATAGCCGAGCCCGGGAAACCGCTAGAGGCATAATCACCGGCTCGACCGCTACCGCCATATACGCCGCCTGTACCCGGTACGATAGGTACAAAGCTGCCTTTAGCAAGTGCATCGTTTAGTGCGGCACCTGTAGGAAAACCTTTAGGGCTAGCATTTGGATCGCCTAAAATAGGGGCCGCGTGAGTTGGCATCTTGCCACTTTCCATGGCGGCGATAGTCCTTAACAGAGCCATAGCCTTTTCAAGATTGGATATGTTAATCAAATCCTTAGGGACAATATCCTTAAGAATAGACTCAATCTCTACGAGTTTAAGTTTTTGATTAGTCAAAGCGCTAAGAATGAGCAAATCCTTATTTAGCTTGGCGGTGCCAGCCTCAATAGCTTTAATATCCTTAGAGGCTAAAGCATCCTCTAAATCATTCATATCCTTTTTGACCTGCAAGCGAGCAAGATCGTTAGTAATTTGTAAGAGCTGGGTTTTATCTGTTACATCGGCTAATTGGCGAGCTGTGTTTAGGGTAGCGGCGGCAAGTTGGATCTTTTCCATGTCAAAGACATCTGAGCCTTTACCAAGTGCTAATTTAGCCTTGTCAATAGCGAGCTGTAACTTCTTGGCAGCGAGGATTTTTAATTCCTCAGCTGTAATTTTTTTATTTTCTTTGAGGTCAGCTTTATTATATCGAGACTCAAGCTCTCGTAAATGGTTGAGGCCAGTAGCATCCGCATCGTAAGCCTTATTTTTTGCTTTGTCGGCATTATTCCAAGCATCGGTAAGTGCATCAACGCCCTTAATTGTAATACCGATAAGTGCCACCATACCCGCAACCATAAAGGCAGCGCCATAAGGATTAAGGGCAAACATCTCAGCGATAGCGGTAGCAAGGGCCGTAGCGCGTAAAATTTTATAGGTCTCGTTAAGTAACTTAATAGCCGCTATCGTTGCAGCTACTCCAGTTAGAATTTTTGTAGAGACATAAGTAGCCGCTAATATCGCTAAGATGCTTTTTATTAGTGTCTCGTTTTCTTTTAGAAAACCTGCAAGTTTCTTAAAATTTTCGCTGGCCGAGGTAGCAAATTCCTCGATCTTAGTCTGTAATTCTGTAATATTGGCTGAGTCGGTTAAGATCATAAAACTGTCAATCAAGCCTTTACCTAGGATCTCTTTAGCGTTATCTATAGATACGCCTAACTTGGCCATCTTTCCGGAAAAGGTATCGGCCGATGCAGAGGCAGCACCCTTAAAGGTTTTGGCTAGTTGATTGACGATATCGTCAAATTTTCCAGTTTTAAGATCAGCTTTTGATATGCCTACGCCTAATTTACTAAGAGCTGTATTATTACCAAGGTATGCCTTAGAAAGTGCTCCGATAACGCTAGATAAGTCTTTTCCGGTTGAGGCTGATATATCTAGCGCTAGCATTAAAAGTTTTTGAGATTGAGCTGTATCCCCTGTAGCAACCGCTAAAGTCTGATAGGCCGGCCTTAACTGGTCGTCCACGATCCCAAATTCAGTAGATAGTTTTTGTAGGTAGGCCTCAGAGGCCGCCACGTCTCTACCAAGACCCACGTTTTTAAGAGCTAGAGCTAGTTGCTTTTGTGCCTTTTCATCCTCAGCTGCGGCCCTAACGGCGGCCTTACCAAAAGCAAGTACGGCTCCAACGCTTAACGTTACGCCTAAAGTCCTACCTAGATTTTTAACATTTTTTGTCAATTTATCGGTAGCGGTATCCGCTTGCTTAAAGGCTTGCTTGCCGACAAATTGACTAAGTATATTTATCGCAATATCTGTAGCCATTATGCGGCTCCCTTAACAGCGTTATCAAATCTTAAAGCGGCCTTTTCAATAGCTAGAATTAGTGCAGCGTTAGCCCTGCCGTTATCTTGTGCCCATGCTCTAAAGATTACGCGGCCTGTCTGTTTACGACTAGGCCGGCCTACCATCCCTGTAGGACGAGCACTCACTAACTCGCCGGCTGAGTTTAGATTGTCTAAAAATTGCCGACCAGCGTTAGGGTTAAGGGATTTGTTATACCCTCTACGATCCTCGCGATAATTAACCGGGGTAAATTTGCTACGTTGAAATACCGGTTGCCCATCTGGATTTTTACGGCCCGCTGTTTCATAAATTGCACCGGCGGCGGACGAATTAACGATCCTTGCTAAAGCTACAAAACCGTTTTTATTGGGCCGAGATGGTGAGGTTTTATAGCCAATACCTCGTTTAGCCTCAAATGAGCTATAACGCGGAAAAGGCCTATACTCTAAATTTTCAGAGGATACAGGTTTAGACCAGCCGCTTAATACTTTTCCATCTGAGGGTAAAAAACCTTTTGCTACCGTTGTAACGGTTTTAAGTATTTTTGCCATTTGCTTTTGAGTTTCCTTGGACAAATCCGGAGCAAATTTGCGTAAGGCAAGGCGGAGCTCAACGGCGCCGGTTAATTCTGTTGCCATCTTGTATCTCCTTAGCCTCATCCTTTAGCCCTAGCAATAACGCATCAAGCATATTCTTATCAAGATCCAAAAGCGCTTGCGGCGAGATCCCTAGCCTTATGCTCAAGCGAGCAATTAGGTAAGTGAAAGGGAGATCCCGCTTTAAGCTAAAGGGTCGGAGTCCTCAACGGTTACGCTTTTCAACGTATCTATAAAAGTCTCGCCAAATGGTTTAGGTGCTTCACCCGCACGTTTTGTAATTTCCCAAGCCAAGTAATAGACCATCGATTGCTTTTCCTCCTCGCGGAAAGCACGATGAAAACCGATCTTGTAATATTGCTCAAAGGCATACTCCACGCTAGGCGTGATCTCTCCTACAAGCTCGGATCCATCATTACGTACGATCTTTAATTTAGCCATTTTTTGCCCCTTAGTTAGTTAGTTGGATTTACCAAGTACCGCTAGTTGCGATAGCGGTTTTGGAGTTACAGGTAAATGTAAGATCCATCATCGCTTCATCAGCTACGGCGCCGTTAATTGGAGTTAGGTTATCGATCAAGATTGTACCGCTGTACAAAACGTTAGTAGCTGAGATGGCAGCTGTGTAATCTTGGATTGCCTTAAATGCCACGGTTGTACCGTATGCAGCTTGTAGCGTTGCCAAGATAGATCCTGCGGCTGTGTCGTTAAGTAGTGTTACGGTGATCGTGTCAGCTGATAGCCCAGTTACAAATTTGTGAGCTGTGTCGCCCATCGCTGTAACCTCGAGCTGGTCGGCCTGTTGAGTCAAAGTAAAATTTGTAACGTGATCTGTAAAATCTACAGGTGTAGCGCCGACCTTAAAGCCGACCTTATTATTTAAAAAAATTGCCACGATTTATTCCTCGTCTTTCTTGGCTGTTGGTTTTGGTGTTGGTGTTTCGACTTGACCTATCTTTTTCAGAAAAGCCAAATCCTCAGGTGTTAGGTCAGACATAGTTAGCTCCAGCTCGTTAGGGTTGAGATATTAAAATCAGCGGTTAAAAGCGATCCACTCTGTACCTCTAGTACAGATGGAGCACTCATAGCGCCAACATTCATTTTTATACTTGAGGCCGCGAGCTTATTAAATACAGCTACGGCCATAGTCTCGATACCGTTAAGGTTTCCCTCATTGTCAAACATCGGTACGGTCATAATAATTTTAAGGTTAGCCATAGGCGAGATTGCCGCATATGTGTTATTGCTCGGAGTGATGTAATCGTCTGCCGGAGCCACGATAACGCTGTTAGCTATGATTGTGGCCGGCGGGTAACTAAAGGTATTCCAAACGTTAGGGTTATCGAGAGCGGCAGCTAGTGAGGCTCTTAGCGTGGTGATGGCTGTAGGCATTATCCG